TCTTTACCAAAAAACTCAATATCAAAGCTACTATATAATGCTTCATACATTCCCACACTACATTGGGCACTACATTCTGGATGATTCAGAAACAATGCTATTCTCGGTAGTGCTTTTTTACGTGCCATTAAAGTAATTCTTTCAATTTAAATCTCTTATGTTTTTTCACTGTAACATACTCAGCATTATTTTTGTAGCCTAGTTTACCCACACCCCAAATGATTGGTTGGTCATGAAAACTAACTGCTTTATCTAATATCACATCCAAATATCTATTATTACCCGTTCCAATTGTAACAAACGTAATATATTCTTTTGGTTTGCTTTTAAACACACGGTAATTGGCAACTAATCCACAAAACTCAACTTCACCTGGTTTACGTATTTCTGTACAAACTGGTATGAAGTTTTTACTATGCCAATGTCCATGAGTTAGTAATTCATCAATTTCATTACCTTCGTATATACTATTTACAGCTCCAGCTAATTTTGCCTCATGATGATATACCCAACGACTATAACTACCCTGACAATGCTTTAATGTTGCTTCCCAAAATTTTGTAGGATTATGTGCTTTCTGATAAGCTATAGCCCATATCAATCGTCCCAAGTTTATAGCATGGGCACGACACAATCCAAAATGACTAAGTTCGGTTAATGCGTAAAAGATTTCTTCTTTGTTTTCGTGGTTACCAATCAAGTCCATAAACTCAAAGATTTTTTCTTCATTACGTTTGGCAAAGGCACGACGCCACATATCAGCTTCATAATGATTACATTCTAATAACTTACTAATCAACATGATAGCATCATCTTCAAATACAATGGTATTGTCAAACGTGTCTTTACTCCAATCACGGAAAAAACTTGCTTTGCGACGACCTTGTGTAGCAACTGGTCTAATCAATGCTGTGGCTAATACACAATCTTCACGCTTGGTTGGCTTAATCGCTTTGAATAATCTACGCATTGCCGGACTCTCTGCTTGTGTAACACCTAAAACATTCCCCGTTCGCAATAACTCTACAGTCTTTGCGTCATATTCGGGATAATCTAACAAACTCATATTTGGTTCGATTTCGTATAATTGGCTTAGTCCACGATTTGCTAGTATGTCAATTTTAAAATGTTCTAAATCTTCTATTTCATATTTGTCTAATAGTATTTGATTTTCTGCGTTGATAAGGCTTTTGGGCACAGTTCTATCAAATATTAGTATCCCCCCACAATGTTTACTAATACAACGTTTTTTGCCCAATAGTTTATTGACTAATCGTTTTGCTTCATCAGCGAATTCAGGCACGACTTTATCCAAATCAATGTTTCTAGGTAGTCTACCTTTAGCACCATATCGTTTTGCTGCTTCACGTATAGCAGATTTTTCTTTATAGGTTACATAATTGCTTACACGTGCCGATTGATTGGGCCAATGTTTATAAATGCGATTCATTACTGTTTCTTGCTGATAATGTGGGAAGTCCAAATCAATATCAGGTAAGTCATCACGTTTTGGGTTCATAAATCTTGCTAATGGGATGTTTTCTTTGATTGGGTCAACGTCACTGATTCCCAATAACCAACATAATAAACTACTGCCTGCGCTACCACGAGTCATATGTGGTATGTCTTTGGTCAAATTGAGTATTTCAACTACCCGTAAAAAGTGTTTTGCGAATCCTAGTTTTGCTATAATCTCAAGTTCTTCTTCTAAACGTTTTTCGTATTCAGTATTGTTTGGTAATTGTCTAATAAATTTACTAATTAAAATTTCTAATTCTTTATATCTAGTTTCCATATGTGTGCCTATTTAATGTGCCATAAGTGAAATATTTATTAGATCAATTTACCATAATCAAAAAAGATTACGCAAAATGTTTGACTTATCACACTGACTATTATATACTAACTACACTATAGGAGAAATTATGTCACGTACCTTTACTGGCGAAGCGAAAACCAAACTTACACAACTTATTAACGAAGGTTGTGCTGTTATGCATGAGATTGAAACACTACAAGGTGGATTAACAGATACCATTAAAGCGGTAGCTGAAGAACTTGAAGTAAAACCCAGTGTTTTGAAGAAAGCTATACGTATCGCACATAAAGCTAATTTGGGCGCAGCAAATAAAGAACATGAAGAACTGAACGAAATTTTGGAAACTGTAGGTAAAACACTTTAATGTCATATATTGACGCAATACACGATAGAGATAGTGATAAAATCTTTGTTGTAGAACGTACTACTGAAGGTGTTCGTACATACAAAGAATATCCAGCAAATTATACTTTTTATTATGCCGATCCTAAAGGTAAACAACGCAGCATTTATGGAGATAGTGTAAGTAAATTCAGTACACGTAAACGTAGTGAATTTGAAAAAGAACGCCGTATTCATGGCAATAAAAAACTATTTGAAAGCGATATTAACGTAGTGTTTCGCTGCCTTAGCGAAAACTATCTTAAAGCTGAACCTCCTAAACTTCATACATGTTTCTTTGACATTGAAGTAGACTTTGATCCTGAAAAAGGTTTCAGCCCTACAAGTGACCCATTCAATCCAGTTACAGCAATTAGTATGTACTTAGATTGGTTAGATCAACTTGTCACACTATGTATACCTCCCAAACATATGACTCAGGAGACAGCTAATGATTTGACTAAGGATATCCCAAACTTACTATTATTCAATAATGAGATTGAAATGTTTGAGACATTCTTTCAACTTATTGAAGATGCTGATGTATTGACTGGCTGGAACTCAGAAGGATACGATATTCCATATATGGTTAATCGTGTTACACGTATTATGAGTAAGGACGATACACGTAAGTTTTGTTTGTTAGGACAGATTCCTAAGCCTAGAGTATATGAAAGATTTGGCAAAGAAGAAACAACATTTGACTTAGTTGGTCGTATACATATGGATTACTTACAATTGTATAAGAAGTATAACTATGAAAGTCGCCATAGTTATAGCCTTGATGCGATTGGTGAGATGGAAGTAGGAGAAAATAAAACACAGTATGAAGGAACTCTTGATCAATTATACAACAAAGACTTTGTAAAGTTTTTAGAATATAATCGTCAGGATACGATGTTGCTTGTAAAGATTCACAACAAGCTTAAGTTCCTAGATTTGGCAAACGCACTGGCACATGAAAATACAGTGTTGTTGCCAACAGTCATGGGCAGTGTTGCTATGATTGAAATGGCAGTAATGAATGAAGCACATGAACGTGGTTTAGTTGTACCTGATAAAAAACGAAAGGAACATAACGATGAACAGCAAGCAGCAGGTGCCTTTGTTGCTACGCCCAAAAGGGGTATACACGAATACGTCGGAGCAGTTGATATCAACTCGCTATACCCGTCAACAATCCGCGCTCTTAACATGGCGCCAGAAACCATTGTCGGACAAATCAGACAAACTCTTACAGACCAATACATGAGAGATAAGGGCAACAAACTTGCCCGTGAAAAGAAATATTACAAAGAAGGTGATGATGATGTTACTGGTGCTATATTATGGGAAGGATTGTTTGGTAGTTTAGAATATACAGCAGTAATGAATCGTGAGCGTGGCACTATGCTTACACTTGATTATGAAGATGGTCGTAGTGTAGAAATGAGTGCTGCTGAAATATGGAAACTTATATTTGATAGTCATAATCCATATATTCTAAGCGCAAATGGTACTATATTTCGCTATGATATGGAAGGTGTTATCCCTGGTCTACTATCACGTTGGTATAGTGATCGTAAGGTCATGCAGAAAAAACTAAAAGAATCAACCACACATGAAGATCGGGAATATTGGGATAAACGACAACTTGTACGCAAGATTTTGTTGAATTCAGCATATGGCGCACTATTGAATGAACATTGTCGTTTTTATGACAAACGTATTGGTCAAAGTGTAACATTAAGTGGTCGTCAGATTGTTAAACATATGATGAGCCATATTAATCAAACGATAACTGGTGAATATAATCACGAAGGTCAAGCGATTGTGTATGGTGATACAGATAGTTGTTATTTCAGTGCTTATCCTATTCTTAAGCCACAGATTGATATTGGCGAAGTAGAATGGAATAAAGACTTATGTATACAACTTTATGATAATATTGCTGAACAAGCTAACGATAGCTTTCCTAGTTTCATGGAAAGTGCTTTTCATACAACAAGAAAGCATGGAGAAATTATTAAAGCTGGTCGTGAATTGATCGGTGATCGCAGTATCTTTATCACAAAAAAACGCTATGCTATTAATATCTATGACAAAGAAGGCAAACGTAAAGACGTTAATGGCAAGTTGGGTGATATCAAAGCAATGGGGCTTGACTTAAAACGTGCTGATACTCCAAAGTTTATTCAGCAATTCTTAATGAACATCTTAGAATTGGTACTTGCCGGTAAACAAAAAGATGATATCATTGAGATTATCAAAGACTTTAAGCGTAAGTTAAGTGAGCAAGATAGTTGGACAAAGGGTAGTCCAAAGAGTGTTAATAAACTTACGTATTATGGTGACTTAGAAAAGAACAGTAAGACTGGTCGTGCTAACATGCCTGGTCATGTTCGTGCGGCACTGAACTATAATTATTTGCGTAAAGTTAATAGTGACAATTACAGTATGAAAATTGTTGATGGGATGAAAGTTATTGTTTGTAAGTTGCGTAGTAATCCATTAAACTTTACAAGTATAGCATATCCAACTGATGAATTACGATTACCAAAATGGTTTTGTGAATTACCATTTGATGATAATGAAATGGAGCGCACACTGGTCGATGAAAAGATTGACAACTTACTTGGTGTGTTGAATTGGGACTTGCGTAGTAATACAGATACAAGTTCTACGTTTGATGATTTGTTTGATTTCGGTTAAACTCACGTTGACAAACGCAATAAAATCCATTATAATACACAATACTACTACCTAAATATACATTTACAAAAGGAAATTTATGAAAGATTATTTGTTAGATTTAGTTCAACACACACATGGATTGGGTGTCATTGAACTAGTAAAAATTGTTGGTACTAAAAAATCTACTGAAATTCTAGCTAAGGCAGAAGATAAGTCAGTGATTGTTTTTGGTACTTTTAATACAGCGATTCCTGATTTTGACGGAACATTTGGTATGCCCAATCTAAGCAAACTAAAGACTATTCTTAGTTTTGATGATTATGATGACAAAGCAGTTATTACTGTATCACGCAATAGTGAAGATCAACCACAATCAATTAATTTTGAAACAGGTAAAAAAGACTTTATTAATAACTATCGATTGATGGGTAAAACTATTGTTGAAGAAAAAGTTGCCAATGTGACTTTTAAGGGTGCTAGTTGGGATGTGGAGTTTGAGCCAAGCGTCGGTAGTATCATGCGACTAAAAAAACAAGCAAGTGCTAATAACGAAGAACTTACTTTTACAACAAAAACAGAAAACAACGATTTAAAGTTTTACTTTGGTGATCATAGCACACATAGTGGTAATTTTGTTTTTGAATCAGGAATTACAGGAGCTCTTAGTAAAGCGTGGCGTTGGCCCGTCAAAGTATTTGTTAACATATTAGATTTGCCTGGTGATAAACTAGTACGCTTTAGTGATAAAGGTGCTGCTGAAATTACTGTAGCAAGTGGACTAGCAACATATCGTTATATTTTCCCAGCTCAATCAAAATGATAAAGAACATCACAGGCGGAGAATATATCAATGTCATGGGCGGTAGCACTAGTTACCCTTACGTCAACATGAATAATCCAAGCACAGGTATGATTCGTTATAATGGAAACAATCAGAACTTTGAAGTATATGATGGTACTAGTTGGATGACTCTACCTGGTAATTATAGCACTATTGATTTAAATAATGATGTTAAAGAATTGCTTGAATGGGCTAGAGCAAAACGAGCAGAAGAAAATTATTACAAACAAAAATACAAAGACAATCCTACTATAAAAGACTTGTTAAAACAACGTGAAGATATTGATAGTAAGATTGATATGATTACAACTATACTACGTGAAGAAGTAAAAGTTTAATGGAACAAATTGATTTAAGTAGTCAACAAAATGTTGATTGGGCACTGTTCTTGCCTGCTATCAGTAGTTTTTATATTACTGGATTGGGTAAGCAACGTGAGGGAGAAAATTACTTTGATACTTACCGTATTCCAAAAGGATTCAATAATGATGTTGAATGCTTAAATTTCTTAAACAGTAAACAAGGATTGTTTACGTACAAGTGGGGACTATATAGCGCAGGTCATGCTAATTTAGATACCACAGTAAATGATAATGCTGAAAGTATCATTAGAAAACGTGAGAAAGGTACTTTCTTATTAGGTGATAGTGGTGGTTTTCAAATTATGAAAGGTCAATGGCCTGCTGATTGGAAAGATCCCAATTGTCCTAAAGCTATGAAACAACGACAAAAGGTATTGAAATGGATGGACACATACATGGATTATGGTATGTGTTTAGATGTTCCTAGTCAAACTTTACGTAATAAACATTTATTAGATAAACATGGTATTTCAACTATTGAAGAAGCAGTACGGGCTACACATATAAACAATGAGTATTTCATAAACAATCGTAGTGGAGAATGTAAATTTCTCAACGTACTACAAGGATTGACACATAAGCAATCCGATGATTGGTATGATGAAATGAAGGTGTATTGTGACCCAAAAGTATATCCAAAAAATCATTTTAATGGTTGGGCTTTTGGTGGGCAAACGAAAATTGACATACATCTCACATTAAAGCGTATGGTGAATATTATTCACGATGGTCTGCTTGTAGAAGGTAAACACGATCTCATACATTGTTTGGGTACAAG